GCTAACACAAAAGGTAAAGGTTCTGAAGATGGTAGATTTACTGCAGCATCAATTATTGATGAAGCATTCTTAGAAAGATTTACTGTTTCTATTGACCAACCATTTCCAACATTGGTTACTGAAAAGAAAATTGTAATCAAACACATGGAAAAATTTGGTCAAGCTGATGAAGATTTTGCTGACAAGTTAGTTACTTGGGCAGATGTTATCAGAAAAACATTCTATGATGATGGTGTCGATGAAGTAATATCTACAAGAAGGTTATGTCATATTGTTCAAACATTCTCTATCTTCAATAACAGAATGAAAGCAATTGATATGTGTATCTCAAGATTTGATTTAGATACTAAAGAAGCATTCCTGGATCTCTACACTAAAGTAGATACAGGTGCAATTACTCAAGAAGCTTCTGAAGAGGAGGTAGTGTAATGAGAAACGTAAAAAATGTTAACCTTGAGGACTTATCTCCTGTACAAATAATAGACGGAAAGCCATATTTTTTTCATATCAATGGTATGGTCATTGATGGTATAACTATGAAAAGATGCGGTCACGTAAAAAAAGATACAGGATATACTGTATTTGGAAAAAACCAATCATTACACAGATGGATGTATAGAGTTTTCGCTAATTGGCAAACTCATAAAACACCAAATAAATTTCCTGGTGGTTACAAAGCATGGAAAAAATTATCTTCTAACGAAAAGCTAGAGTTTTTTTGGGAGTTTTGTGTAGCACACCATAAAAAAGGAATAATTAAAGGAAATGGATTTAATAATTTAGAATTAAAATCTGGAAAAGAAAACTCCCAAATAGGAAATAACTTTGAAAATGTTTAAAAAGAATAATAAAATTAATTACAAGTTTAATGAAGGAGCTTTAATTCAAGAGCTCCAGAATTATATAGATAGTACCTACGGTGGTCACTACTCAAAAAATAATTTCCAATCAACGGAATTTATTTCAGACTGTGGTCACGGTATAGGATTTGCCATTGGTAACATACTTAAGTATGCACAACGATATGGAAAGAAGGGTACGACTGGTGACCACAGGAAAGACTTAATGAAAGTATTACATTATGCTGTCATTGCTCTAAATGAACATGACAAGAGTAATTAACTATTTACATTATGTGCAAACTGTGGTATAATATTATTATTAATGAGGAAATGAAATGAATTTATCAAATGATACATTGAATGTTCTGAAAAACTTTGCGTCAATTAATCCGAACATCGTTTTTCAACCAGGACAGCAACTTAAAACCATATCTGAATCTAAAACCATTATGGCTAGAGCAGATATTGTTGAAGATATGCCAAAAGAGTTTGGGATCTATGATCTTAACGAATTCTTGTCGGTATTTAATCTAATTGAAAACCCTGCTCTTGAGTTTGAAGACAAATCGGTATTAATATCGACCCCAGAACAGAAGGTAAGATACTATTTTTCTGAAACAGATATCTTAACTTCGCCACAAAAGGACATTCAAATGCCTAATGCAGAATTAGGAGTTTCTTTATCTGAAGATATATTAAATCAGATAAGAAAGGCTGCTGCTGTTTTAGGACACACAGAACTTTCTCTAAAAGGTGAAAATGGATTAGTGACTGCATCAGTAGTTGATACTAAAGATTCGACATCTAATTCATATACAATAGAGCTTGACAAAGACAATTCTTGTAAGAATGACTTTGAATTTATTGTAAGTATTCCTAATTTGAAATTACTACCAGGTGATTATTTTGTAAGTATATCTTCAAAATTAATCTCTAATTGGACAAATAGTAATTATCCAATAGAATATTTTATCGCATTAGAGAAAAACTCAACTTTTAATGTATAAATATATTAGAAGTTATTCTCCATTTAATTATGGAGATAAGTATGGAGGTGCTCATGGGGAGGCCTCTGAATTTAGTCTAAACTTTGCAAAGGAGAAAAAAAATGGCTGAAGAAAATGTAAATGTAGAAGCACCTCAACAAGAAGGTGTACAGCTAGGTCTTAACGACATCGCTACTATGGTTCAAATTATCGACTTGGTTTCAAGACGAGGTGGATTTGAAGGACCAGAATTAGAGGCTGTTGGTGGACTTAGGTCTAGAATCGTTGCTTTCCTTCAAGCTGCGCAAGAAGCCCAAGGACAAGAAAATGTCCAAGGTGATTTGCCAGTAGAAAGTGACGATGATGTTGAGCCTGAAGGTTCAGCAGACTAATCAGAGGGGGATTCATTCCCCCTTTATTTTGAATAGGATTATATTATGGAACAAACTGAAAAACAAAAACTATTAGAAGCTCTTAATACAGGTATAGTAACTGTAACATTCGAAAAAGTAGGAACAGGTGAACTAAGGATTATGCCTTGTACACTTGCACCAAATTTACTTAAAGAAAACGGAGTCGATGTAAAAGTCGAAATGAATGCAGAATCTGACCACTTCGCATGCTGGGCTCTCGATAAGAAAGCTTGGAGAAGTTTCAGATTAGACACAGTTAAACAATGGGATACTAATTAATGAATGAGTTTTTATGGGTAGAAAAGTATCGACCAAAAACAGTCGATGATTGTATTCTTTCAGCTGACTTACACAAAACATTTAGTGAAATAGTCAAAGCTGGAGAAATACAAAATATGTTATTCACTGGCACCGCGGGTGTCGGTAAGACAACTATTGCTAAAGCATTAGCAAAAGAATTAGATTTAGATTATATTATTATTAACGGATCCGAAGAAGGGAATATTGATACACTTCGTAACAAAATTAAACAGTTCGCGTCAAGCGTCTCTCTTTCGGGTGGACACAAGTTGGTCATTTTAGATGAAGCTGATTATCTGAACCCACAGTCCACCCAACCCGCTCTGCGTGGGTTTATCGAAGAGTTCAGTGAAAACTGTAGGTTTATTCTTACTTGTAATTTTAAGAATAGAATTATTGAACCACTACACAGTAGATGTTCAGTTATTGAATTCGCTTTACCAAGAAACGAAAAAGATAGGTTAGCTTCAGTCTTTATGGCTAGGCTGATGTATATCCTTGGTGAAGAAAAGATTGAGTATGATAAACAAGTATTAGTTGAGTTTATTATTAAACACTTCCCTGATTTCAGAAGGATCATAAATGAACTGCAAAGATATGCAGTAGGTGGTAAAATTGATTCAGGTATACTTGTAAATGTATCTGATGTTTCAATTGATTCACTAGTCAATCATCTTAAGATTAAAAATTTTAAAGGTATGCGTAAGTGGGTAGTCGATAATATTGACATAGAACCTACAGCAATTTTTAGAAAGCTATATGACAATATGAATGACTATGTGGATCCTCAATCGATTCCACAACTTGTTCTTATCTTAGCTGATTATCAATATAAAGATAGTTTTGTAGCTGACCATGAACTTAACATGGTTGCATGTTTAACAGAAGTTATGGCAGGAGTAAATTTTAAATGAGATGGGATATAGTAATTATACATTATGAAGGCTTTGAGAATGAAAGATACAGAGCTGTTCAATATAACGAATTAGGTGTTATTGTTAATGAAAGAACTTTTAACACAAAAGAATTCGCACAAGAATATATAAGGCAAAAAGAGAATGAACCCGTTTGAATATGTAAATGCAATTAACTATAATAAGAAAGATATTATGGTTGATGATATTGCTGAAAAGGAATACAACGCGTATATAATCAATAAAGCATTATCGTTTTTCCCTGATACAATTTTATTTGCTAATGAAATGAATAGGTACCATCACTTAGACCATAAGCTTCAATTTGATTTTTTTATAAATATAATTAAGAAGAAACAAAGGTTCTCCAAATGGTTAAAACCGAGTGAGGTGGAGAATCTAGAACTCATTAAGAATTATTATGGTTATAGCAACGAAAAAGCTAAATCCGTTTTAACAGTACTTAGTAATGAACAAATTGATGAGTTAAAAACAAGGATGAACAAAGGTGGAAGAACAAAATCAAATTAACAATTGGACTTCAGCTGATATGCTTGAAGTCACACTTAACGAACCCGATGATTTTCTTAAGATAAGAGAAACACTAACTCGTATTGGAGTTGCATCGCGTAAAGACAATAAGCTGTATCAGTCTTGTCATATATTACACAAACAAGGCAGATACTTTATAGTACATTTTAAAGAATTATTTTTATTAGATGGAAAACCATCCAATCTAATTGATAATGATTTACAGCGTAGAAATACAATTGCTACTCTGTTAGCTGACTGGGGTTTAGTCTCTATAGTTAAACCTGAGTCTGCAAAGGACTTAGCTCCATTGAGACAAATAAAGGTTATTCCTTTTAAAGAAAAATCTCAATGGGAATTATGTCCAAAATATAATATAGGAAATTCTCAAAACGAGAGTTAAACCTGTATAAATAATATAGGAATGCCGAATGGTTCGGGTTCCACAACCTTGCTATATATAGGAGGAAATTAAAATGGTAAGAAATACTTTGAACGTACCTCGTTCATTATTCGTTGGCTTTGATACTTTATTTGAAGACTTAGAAAGAATTCATACAAGTGCTAGAGCTGGAACAGATAACTACCCACCACATAACATTGTGAAAATCGATGAAGAGAAATTCTTAATCGAAATGGCTGTGGCAGGTTTCTCAATGGATGATATTGATATCGAACTGAAAGACGGTATCCTTAAAATCAAAGGAGCTGTTGAGAATGATGATAGAGAATATGCTTATAAAGGAATCTCATCTCGCAAATTCGAGAAAAGCTTCCGACTCTCTGAATTTGTCGTTATAGATGGTGCTGATCTTGTGGATGGAATACTCGTGGTGTATGCCAGAGTTGAACTCCCAGAAGAGAAGCGTCCTAGGAAGATCGAAATAGGGTCTGCTGGGGCATCAAAGAAAAAGCAATATTTGAAAGGCTAACATCAGCGAAAACCCAGTAGATAAGTAATAAACTTTTTACTGGAGAAACAGAATGAAATACATCATTTCGAAATATGATGATATTGCAGAGGCCCTAGGTATGATGATTATTGGCGGTGTTATTATAGGTTTAGCACCACTCACAATCTACTTAGCCTGGGTAAGCTTCTAAAAATTGAAATCATGCGGGGGTAAGAAATTACCCCCAACTTTAATTGAATGAAATTAACTATTTACATTATCA